TTGCCGTACTGCTCGCTGATATTTGCGAATAAGTGATACTCTCCGTCACGCTCGATAACCATGTGCTCTTTCTTTAGCTTCAGGTAATTCGATAGCGTGCCGCGCTGAATGCGTAACATACGGGCAACTTTTGATTGATTGCCGCGTGTCATTACTAGTAAGTCTGAGATTGTTAGCATCCTGCACTCACCTCCTGCTTTGCGCGTAGGGCTTCTTTGAGCATTGATTCTGCGTAAGTGGTGAACGCAGAAAAGAAGTCATGAAAAACGAGGTCATCTTCACTAAGAATGTCTTGCATCACAGCAAACATTAATTTTTCATTGCGCATCATCCGGCGATAAACATCCTCGCAGCTAACCCCTAGCGCCTGACCACCTTCTGAGATAGTTTCTATTGCCTCAGCTAATTCTTGTTCGTTTATCATTGTTCTTCTCCGTAGATTTCGAATGCTGTTACTTTCTTTGTCGCGCCTCTAAGCTCATCGACACTGAAAGAATTCGCCTCATGCTCGCCATGATTATCAGTTGCGACACACATTTTCACATCCAAATCACCATGCTTGGCGATAAGCTTTACCAAATCTCGTACTAGTATTGTTGCTTTCACTTTCAATCTCCTTTAAGTCGTCTAACTCTAACTCATGGCGATACCTACACCAACACTTTTTAAACGACTCAGCCTCTGTTGCGTGAAGATATGCGGCATTGTTGTAGGCATCTATCTCGCTATTCCAAGTCGAGCCGGACATAACCACTGTGACCGCTCCGTTAGCCTCCCTTTGTATAAAGCAAACTTCACGCATTGGTATTATTACATATTCGCCGCTGTATATACTTTCTGTTACATTTCCCACTTTCAATCTCCTTAAAAACTAAGCGCACCTTAACACCGATGATGCGCTTAACAGATTAGACCAGTTAGATTATGTCGTATTTATCTGTTATTTCGATAAGTGCATCATCTAGGCTTCTTATATTATCAGGTGTTTGCTTGAGCATATCCCACGCCTGTGCTTTTGTCAGAGTCGGCTTGATGGGTTTTATCTCATTAGGCTCACAAACTATGTATCCGTTGCTGGCGGTATCTATAACAATAATTCCGAATCTGTCAGGGTCTTCTGTTAGAACTCTGCAAACTTCGTGCTCGTTATAAACATGCGTCCACTTCTCGCCCTCTTGCTCTTTCACATAAGCTTCGAATTGCAAATAATCACAAACGAAATACGCTTTATGTTTAGGAAGAACCTCTATTCTTCTCATGTAACTGTTTTCAGTCTCGCTAAACCATAGTTCATCATCCATGTGTTTAGGCCATCCGTTAGGATACGCCTCCACCGCATCCGCAACGGTTTTTGGTTGTGTTGGGCGGTCAAGTCTTTTAAAACCAACTGATTTACCAGCCTCATCAAAAAATGTGATAGCCGCATAAGCCGCACTTTTGTGTCTATTCCAATCAATCATTTGTTTTGCTCTCCAGTAATTCACTAATCACTAAATTCATATCTCTATAATGCGCAGGCCACTCATTGGACAGTAAGCACTTTGCGATGGCAATTTCAGATTTCAACCTCTCATTCTCCTCACTCAACCGCTTAATGTCTTCCCATGTTGCGGCTGTTGCTTTGATTTCTTCAGCCATTACCAGTCCAACCTCTTAGCGGCTTCATAAATTCTTCTTTTCGCAGCTTCTAGCTTTTCGTTTTCGCTGGCTTGCTTTTTAATAGGGCGCATTTTTAGCGATTTCTCGCATTCAAAGCACATTATCGAAAAATGAAAACCATGCTTGCAGTGGGTCTTAAACATCTCAATCTCCTCTTGTTTGTTGGTTAATCAGACTTAACCAGCTTGCCCTTAGTTCGTATGTAGACATTGCCCTCACCATCCACATGCGCGTCGTTATCTAGCCACCGTCTAAGCTGGTACGGGTGAATATCGTAAGCCCTGGCGAATGATAGTTGGCTAGGGTATTCGGTTAGCAGGGTTTTTAGGGGGGTCATTATTCGTCATCCCCTATCGCTATGATTGCAGCCATCAACGCAGTTGACATATTAGCCGCGTTAATACCGTTGTTATCAGTGCCCCATTTAGAGGCTCTACGAAGAAAAGCTTTAGCCACAGAATCGGCTACATGCTCAGTTTTTAGTTTATCGAAAACAGCTTTGAACACTTCCTCAGCTACCTCCTTTTTGCCTGCATTGTTGTCGATTTTGAAATCATCGCTAACCTCAACCCATTTATTCGGGAATAGGCTTAGCGCTGCTTGTTTGTAATCTTCCATAAGACAAAAGCGAACCTTAGCGGCTCGCTACCTCCTGCGCCATTGCTGCACATGCAAGCTTAAAAGCAATTTCTTGCGTATGCGCGTCTTTACCATCAGTGCCAGTAATTTTCATTGCCGATTCAAGTGACTGCTTAGCTAGTGTATCCATGTTCATTTCTCAATCTCCGGTGTTTTTGTTCGTTGCCTCGTTGGTATGTGTATAGAATAGCACTTCACGCTTTGTTGTCAACACTTTTATGTGTTTTATTAACTGGTCGGAGTAGTTAATCAAAATTTCTTATCGTAACCATAAATTTCTTTAATGGGTAAGCATATTTTGCATACAAAGTAAAGCAACTATTTGATTTATTTACCATATTTAAAGTCATTGAACTGCATATACTTACCAATCCAATTAACGCGCTTAGTTCCTGTTGGCCCATGCCTGTTCTTGCAGAATATCAACTCAGCAATACCGTGGTCTGGTGTACCCTCGTTGTAAACCTCATCCCTGTAAAGCGTGATTATTGAATCAGCCTCTTGCTCTATCACGCCACAATCTTTTATATCTGCCGCTGATGGTCGCTTATCTGGTCGTGACTCAACCGCCCTGTTGACTTGAGCTAATGCCACAACTGGAATGTTTAACTCCTTGCCTAATGATTTAAGCCTAATAGCAATGTCAGCTATCTGGTCTATCTTATTCAGATTCTTTTCGGGATGCTTAATCTTTTGCAAGTAATCAACAAATATCGCATTAACGCCATTCTCGTGAACCCATTGCCTTGCTCTGCGCTCTATATCCGTAATACACATGTTAGGCGTATCATCCACCCAAAAATCACCGTGATATAACTTAGCGCTTGCGCCTGTTAGCTTTGTCAATTCCTCATCACCCAATTCGCCGTTACGCATTCTAGCGCCGTTAATTGAGCCGTGAATTGACAGCATGCGCATACCCATTTGCTCATGGCCCTGCTCACCGGAACATATCCCTGCACGGATATCGGGATGCCTTGTGGCAATGTTAAGCATGAAAGCGGTTTTACCCATAGCCGGACGTGCACCAACGATAATTAAATCAGTGCGGTTTAAGCCCCCCGTCACCTCGTCAAATTCATTGATGCCCGTTCTTAAACCAGTACACCCCGTTTCAGACATACACGCCTCTTGCACTTTCGCTAACGCTGAATCGATAACCTCAGCTGCTGAATGATTGTAGTTTTTGGTAGATACGTTAAGGCTCATTAGCTGACTAATGGCTTTATCAATCATATCTTGGTCATTTGATTTCCTAATCTCTGACAATTCCGCAGCTATTCTGCAAGCCTCTCGTGAACGCCAATACTCTTTTACTTTCTCAGCGTATGTTTTGCCGTTTGCCGCACTAGGTGTCGCATGTGCGTATTCGGCTAATTGCGTGAAGTAATCAACGCCTCGCTTAGCCGATAACCAGTCCGATAGCGTTACCAAGTCAAAAGGCTTTCTTTCAGCGTGTAGCGCTTCCATTGCTTGAAATATCATGGCGCACTCAGACAGAAAGAAATTATCAGACGTTACCTTGATTTCATTCATTAGCCCGTTATCGACCAATACCGAACCTATAAGACTTTGCTCAGCGTTTACCGTGTTACGCTGTATTCTTTCAATATCACTTTTATTCATTGTTCAAATCCCGTATCAAATCCGTTTTGTTTTGGCGCTGCGCTTGGTTGCCTATCTTTGTTGTTTTGCTCCCATGTTCTTACGCAGGCTTTCCAGTCTTTAATCTTTGTTTTGCCGCGCATCCACCCGTTTGACTCGTAGTGGTCTAAAAACGCTTGAGGATTAACCCTGTTATTGCGCTCTATGCAATAATCAGAGACTTCTTTAAAACTTGGAGGAGTGAAACGACTAGTCTTTTTATCTATTCTCTTCTCTTCTATTCTCTTCTTATCTTGCATGACTTTATCTGATTTAGTCATGACTCCATCAGGATTTTTTAGCTTTTGTATGATGTTTCTCATGTCCGTATTGCTTGTCATAGAGCTATCAAGCCTACGAGCAAGCTTTAGGCATGTGATAACTCCCTCGCTACTTTCAAACAAACCAAGCTCAACAAAATACCTCATCATTTCTTCAACCTTCTGAGGTGTGCAGCCTGTGTTTCTTGCTATAATTCTGGCATCATGCTCAAGCTCGAAGGTAATATTATCCTTATCGACCTTTCCAGCTATCAACTCTAGGCAGTACCAGTAAAGGCCGTATCCCTCAAGCCCATAATCAAGTAAAACGTTTTGGAGTTTTGCGTCTTGGTTTGCATCCGTGTCATGTTTTAGCCAGCGCATATTAAACCCCAACCTCTAATCTAAGTAATTTAAGGCTCGTCTGATTTCTTGTTAAATCATCAAGCTCAGATGGTATATCATGAGACTGTCTAATTGATTCGATAGTGGCTAGGGCGTTAAGAAATTTCTGATTTCTTATATCGCTTTCTAATGAATTGATTAAATCTTTTAATTCTGAGTTTTTCATTGTGAAATTCCAAATGTTATGGCGGGGTACTTTGGGAAGAGTGGAAGGACGGTCAACAAGCTAACCGCTCCCATTTCCCCCATTGATAACATTGCTTGTTACTGTGTATCGTTTCGGCTTCCACACCTACGCGAATAACAATATTTTACTACACTAGCCTAATAATTCAACTATAACCGCAGTCTTAGTCTCATGTATCACATAACCACCATAAACCTTATTGCGTGATTTGCCGCTGTATAACGGCATGCCTTTAGGATTGGCGTGTAAGTGTTCGTCTAGTGCTAGCTGTGCGCGTGGTGCACGTGAGTCGCATTTGAATCGGTGTTCTTTCACTTTCTCACCTCCAAGAGATTCTTAATCATTATGTTTATTCTCTTTGTCTTTGCGGTTCCATGGTCAATTGAGCTGTCAAGTCCTTTTGATACCGTTGTGTTAATCATTTCATTAAGTCTAGTTATTAACTTTGTTGCCGCTTTGCTTCTTCTAAACTCATTATCATTAATAAGAAGCATATAAAGGTCGTCAAGCATGGAATAATACATTGCTTGCGCTTTCTCTCCTGCTGATGTAGTTGTGCCGCAGCATGGGCATGTTTTCATTGTTTCATGCTCTGAATCATTACCATGTATAACTGCCGCTAAATCGCTTTGGAATACTGGGTCGCTGTAAACTCTTTTCATCATTTCACCTGTATAAGTTCTTTTTCGTAAAGCTTCATTTGCGTTTCTTGTAGCGCTCGCATCTGGTCATGCATATCAACCTTGCCACTGTCTAGCCATGAGTGACACCAAGCGCAGCCATACACGCCGAATAGGTCTGGAGATTTAAACCCCATGCCGCGATAGTTGCTTTGCAGGTGGCAAAATACAACCGTTTCACCGTCTTGGCATTGAGGGTGTACGCGCAGGCTGCATGATTCGTTTCTAGCGCTATCACGTATTTTCTTTGATTTAATCACTAGCTTTCTCCCTCTCTATAAAATATTCACTCTCTCGCGGCATCATGTGTTTAATTCCGCGCTCTATCATGTACTGCTCATGTTTTTGCATAGCGTTAAACCGTTGGCCTTTGTCGGCTATGTTTTCGCCTGACTTAGCCCATGAAAGCCTGTTGCCCTGCGCGTCACAGCCTAGCCATTGCGCGGTGAATAGCTCGTGCGCATCATCAGCGTTAAACGGACGCTTTCCGTAGTGTTCGCCACTAGGCTTAATCATTAGAGGCATAGTGACGCCATTGTTTGCCATAAACTCAGCTGTTGAATTCATCCAGCTACGCCAAAGCTTTGACATTGACCAATTACCAGATTGCTTAACAGGCTCGATAGTTAGTTGTAAATCTTTATCCCACTTAAACGCTGTTTGCAGGTGGTGAGATACAATTAACTTCCAGTCACCTGGTTTATCTTTTGGCAGTATGTGGGTTAGCTTCATTATTCGCCTGCCTTTACAAATTCGCTAACTGATACATTAAAATACATTGCCATTTTAGACAGCAATCGCGGATTGTTTTCACCTAGCAATTTTGAAAGATATGCGCTGGTTATCTTTAGGTATGCAGCTAGGTCTTTTTGTTGCTTTTCGTGCATGGCGCACATTACTTTTACTGATTTTTTGAGATTCATACTTGTTTACCATTTAAGTTTGTTTATACTAGGTATCAATCATTATAAATAG